TTCTGGATACATGGCCATCTCTCGATATTTGTTTATCATTTCAGCATCTGTGGTTGCAGTGCTGTCTAGATTGATTTGGGTACTATAAGCGTAGCCTGTATCAGCTACTACTAACGCACCATCGTCGAATTCCTTCTGTGCGAAGGTTTCTTCTTTATCATTTGTCTTTTTGCTTCGGTCAATCGTGAAGCCAAAAATTTGTGCCATTCTATACTCCTATTGAATATTTATGTTTATTCCGGAGAAGTATTTTCGTAGGTTTCTTTCTTGACTTTAGTGACCTTTCTTTCTCTGCCAAGCATATTATTGCTGACAGAAGCGGCAGTTGTAATGCCCATACCACCAATGATAATATACATGAAGTTGTCAATCAGAAATTCTGAAAGAACAATACCCCAGTATGTATTACTGATGAAAGCGGCTAACATCACCACGAATGAAAGGATGACAATCATTCTCTTGTGAGAATACTTGCCATCACCTTCTTGGAAAAGTTCTTTAAGGAATCGCATTACGCTCCTCCGCCGTCTCCAGTGCTGCCACCAGTAACTTCGAAAGTATCTACTTCAAAGGTCACGCCAAATTCTTCAATTTGGTTTTCTGCTTCCCAACTTACGCCGATTGGAGTAATCTGTGAAGGCCAAATGCCTCTGAATGTGTATTCTCTCAATGTTTCACCAGTCTTTGAGAACTGAACAACGATTGCGTCTGCCTTATAAAGGCTTGCTTCAGAGCCTGGGAGGTCTCTGATGTTTCTTTCTAGTGCGTTAATTCTGTTTGACCATTCTTCCATTGCATTTCTGATTAGGAAGTCTTCATCGTTGATGATTGAAACTTCCCATGGTTGAATCTGTCTATCGCCTGCGAACTTAATAGCTCTACCAAAATACATCACAGGAATCGTCCCGATGAAAGAACCAGGAAGACTTGCCGCCTTTACTTTCATCGGGGTATCTAAACCAGCGATATTATTTACAGGATTGAAGATTTGCACCTGGAAATTCGTTGGACGAGCGCCGCCAAATTTCAAAGAACTCTTAAATCTGTTTATGTCAAAAGTCACGTATTATTCTCCTAATTCTTAAAATTCGCCGACTACTTCGTTGAAGGCAACATCTGTGCCAACAGCAATGAAGTTTAGGTTGATGAAGTTAATTGACCTTGCTGGCTTGATATAGATATCACCAACGAATCTATTGGTGTCTATAACTTCGCCGGTGTTATTTGTTGAATCACAAATAACCTTGAAGTCAGTGATGCCTCTTCTACCCTTGATATCTCTTAGGTATGGTTCAACCATATTTCTGAACTGCGCTCTTGTGAATTCGTCGTTAAATTCGAATAGAGTTGCTTGTGCAGCGGTCGCAATAGCTTTTTCAAGAACAATGAATAGTCTTCGAACATTGATTCTATCAAATGCGTTTGATGTTGCCAATGCTGTCTTGTCGCCATATAGAACAGTTCCCTTGCCTGCGAATGTTACCACAGGGTTGACTCTATTTCTATATAGAAGGTCTCTTTGTGCTTGGTTAGGGCTGAATGCTAGTTTCGCAACATTCAATACGTTTCCTCTGTTGAAACCAGCTGGTGAGAACCATGGGTCACGAACAAGGTCAGTATTAACACATAGGCCAGCTACGTCTGCGTTCAAAGGAATCCATCTCATAACATCGTTATACTTGTCGTATTGATATTTGTAACCGGAATCTAGAACAGCATAGCTTGTGCTTCTGATTGCGTCAGCGAATTGAACAACGTCTGCGTCAGGGTCAATATTGTTATTTACAACATCGTCTCTGGCAGGAGAGATGAATACAACACAATCCTTTCTAGCTTCTGCAACATTGTCAATCAAGTAGTTACCTAGAAGTTCACCATGTGTTCCGCCTCTGGATTTACCAGTGATTAGCAATGAGATATCATAGGTTTCAGCATCTTTGAATACGTCGTATCCTTGTGCAATGCTACCAATTGAAATTGCTGATTCTGAGTTACCGTCTGCACCACCTGTGAAGTTCGCTGCATAAGGAACAGTGCCAGAAGCCGAAGCAATCAATGCTGCATTCGCAGTCGTTGCTGATGGCATATCTGAAGCTGCCCAAATATATGAGCTTCTTTGGTTGATTGCTGTCTTGTAATAAATGCTCGTTCCGTCTGAACCCTTGGCATCAGTCGCTCTGGATAGGCCTTCGAATACTTCTAGGACACTTCCAGCAGGCTGAATCTTGCCTTGGATATCTGAAACTACAACGTGAACTTGGTCAACTGCTGCAGTATTACCCTGAGCGGTTACGAAAGCAGATGTGCCTGGGGCTCTGCTGAATAGACCGTAATGTTCCCATTTTCTCTTGACGTCTTGCGTTGAGAAAGCGGTGTGAAGCTTATAGAAATCTTCAAACTCGACACTGAAGCTCGCCGCACCAGTATTAGCACCAGCGGTGTTAGCAATTAGAATTGAGCTAACCGACTTAATCTTCATTTCTTGCTTACCGATTGAAGTGTTACCAACTTCAACGATATCGCCCTTTGAGAATAGACCAGCTACGTTCGATACATATGCTTCTGGAGTGTTACCAGTGATTGCTGAAGTATTACTGAATGAGAATAGACCAGTTCTTGAACCAACATCAATTGAGAATTTGGTATTTGCGGTGTCGAACTTTGTGTTAGCGCCGTAATCGTTTAATTCTACAGTGCTTGAATACTTTGCAGCATTGTCACAAACCGAGACTCTAAGGCTATTACCTAAGTCACCAGGATATTTCGCAATGAAGTGAACATTGCTTTGGAATGATGCCTTCTTTGTTTCATAGTCGTCTTCGTTATTAACGATGTGTAGGTCAGCGTTCGCTGTTCCGACTTTCGCAATAGCGTTAAAAGCAGCTTCTGCTACTCTGTTTACATATAATTGGTTGCTATACGCTAAGAAATTTCCTGCTGAAAACCATGTTTCAGCATTGAAATCTTTTGGCTTGCCGTATAGCTTTACTAAATTGTTTTCAGAATCAACTAGGATTGCCTTATTGACAGGTCCCCAAGTGAAAACACCAGCCAATGCGCCAATGGTAGTAGCTACCGCTGGGACCGTATTGACCAGATTACTGAATTCTTTAGTAGTGATACCAGCAGAAATACTAAATGACATCAAATTCTCCTAAGATTTTCTTTGTATTTATTAGATAGAAGAGTTCTAAAAGTGCTTGACGAGAGTGCAGAAATTCGTTAAAAGAGTGTATTAGAAGGAGACGCTCAATGTTTGAAGTTGGTGATAAAGTTGAATTTGATTTGTTCAACGATGTTTTCACAGGCATTGTCCACAAAGCCCAGAGCGAAAACAAAGACACTTATTGGGGCGACGTTATTTGGGTGAAGTCGGAGCGGACAGGCTTTATAACCTGGGTTAGCGCAAGCACAGCAAGAAAGGTAAATTGATGTTTATTATTCATCGCGATATGCTCGAATTGTCCACTGGCATTCACCACAGAAACTATGTTTCGGACAACGAAACAATTGGTTCTAAAGAGCTTCCAGAATCTTTTGAAGTTCCCGGATTAGGTAACGGTATGCCGTTCTATCCGACGAAAATAAGGTTCAACGGCCAGAAGGTAACCTATAAGCAATTGCATGGTTGCGTTGGCGTAACCCTTTGGAGAATGTGAAATGGGTATCAAAGAAGCAATTCGCTGGTTGATATTGAATGACGATATCCAAGAAGCCGCTTTCCATAACTTCGAGGCAAAGTATGTTCCTTTGTCAATCACAATGGGATTTATCTGCGATAATTATAACATCACAGAAGAACAGCTTTTCGCAAAATTGAAGAAAGAATACGAAAGGAACGAAAAATGACTGACGTAACAGAAATCGCTTATAACAAAGGCTATAAGGCTTTTGCAGAAGGCAAGTACCTGACGGATAACCCATATAGTGTTTATACGAATGGGGTTGAGTTCGTTTCCTGGAGAGCTGGCTGGTATGACCACGAACAGATGTCAAAGGAAGATGGTCCGATTT